CCTATCGTGCCGTCATAAATCTCTTTAATCCTCTCGACTATCAGCTTCATTTTTGCTCCTTTATTTGATTAAATTTATCATTGCAGCCGCGATCAATATAGCCGCCGCAATAATCACAAATTTCTTTATAGATGTCTTCATTATTTGATCCTTTTAAAAGGGTTGATTGCCCAAACGGTCTGAAGCACCTTTTTATCGTTCTCGTCCATATACGTATGTTTGTTATCCTCGCGCATACCGACTACGTCCATCAATTTCCAACCGAGATAGATGCGGCAGTACCATTTTGATTTGCCGTATCTGATTTCACGGTAGTAGCCGAAACGTTCGCGCCCGTCTTTGAGCTTGCAAGTAACTAGGCACTCGATATTCTTTTGTCCTTTGTTGTAGGTTGCTAGCGTGTCGCCCATTGTGCGCACCGTGCCCGCGTCAATGTCCTCGACCTTGACGCCCAGATACTTTGCGCTGAATACGCCTATACGGTTGCGATATAGCCAGCAAAGGCGCGCCCAATACGTGCGGTTTTTGCCGTTTGGAAAATGCTCGTTTTCCCAGCCGTCATCACCGTTGATGCCGTAGTCTGGATCGTCAAACCACGCCGCCCATTTCGGCAAATTTTCGCTTTTCTCGTCGCAGGCTAGCAATGCAAAAGGTACGATGAGAAAATGCAGTATCTCGATCGGTAGCTCGATAGCTACATTTTTAAGAATTTGCAGCTTTTGTTTTTTCGTCAGTTTCATTTTTTGCCTCACTTTGGTATTTTGGGCTTGCAGGGCAGCCGCTCCAAGGGCACTCGCCTTTTTTGTCTAGCTTGCTTGAGCAAATTTCGCAGCGTTTAGTTTTCTTTTTCATCTTTTATTTTCTCCTTTTTCTAGAGCTTGCTTTTGGGCTAGTAGCTCTTTGTATTCCTCTCGAAGTTCAGGTAATACGCTATCGTTTCCGATGAGTATGGCGTTTCTGATAAGTCCTTCGACTTCTTTGATTTGAGCTTCAAGTTCTAAGATTTGAGCTTGTTTTTTGTCTTCATCGCTTGGCTCTTTTTGCTTAAAAATGAGCTTTCCTTTCTCTATATAGTTTGCGTTTATGCTGATTGCTTCTTGCCATTGCTCGTCTGTAATTCTGATATTTGGCTCAGGTATACTTTCGTGAATTTCATCATCGTAGTAGCCTAAAATCTCTTGCGCTTTCTCGCCGTAATGTACGTATTTCATTTTTTCTCCTTTAATACCCAATTGCTAGGTAGCTTACATTCGTTGAAACACCACCTGTCCAAGAGTGCTTAAATACTGCACCTGTTTGTGTTACTGATCCATCGAATACTATTACATTTACACTTTTAGCTCCTCCAATGTGTGTTGCCGTAATATTCAAGCATCTATTTGGGAATGCTATAGGAAACAGGGTTGGGACAGTATTATCACCACTTGCTACTAGAGCTATTCCCCATTGTATTATCAATTTGTTCGGTAAATTTGTGTAGCCGTTTAGATTTTTTACACTAACAAAGTCTGTGCCGTATATAATCTCTCTAGATTTTGCTAAACTAGCTGGCCTCATAAACCTATCATCTGGACTCCAATACATTATGCAACTTTGAAAGTTCATTCGGTCGTCATCGTTGTTTGTGGTTGACTTAAAGGAAGCTGCACTAATGTACCTAGCCTCAAAGTCTCCGTTAGCGTCTCTTAGAACTGCTGTATCAGGGTAATTCCCCGTAGTTAAAGAAGTTGCTATAAAGTTCCATCCGATTGTGCTATTTTCTGCTTGAGATCCCCCAAACCCTGCACGATATACTTCCGCAGCACCTTTTTTGTACCAAAGGATATTATAGTCATCTCCATCTTTTATAACGTGGACAATACCGTACGCTGAAGGATTGTTTGAGCCTTGAATAGAGTCATGGTTGTAGCTATACCAGCCAGCTTCTACAGTTCTCCAGAAACCTACCGAAGTGTAGTCTCCTTTCGGTAGACCACGCTTTATGAGAACATGCTCGGCTTTAGCGAATGCTGAGCTATCAAGTCCGTCTAGTTTGTCGCTATCGGCTGCCTTAGCCGATTTATCAAGCTTTCCATCATTTAGAGTAGTTATATTCTCTTTTAAAAACTTTGTTCTGTTCGCCAGCTGTTTTGCTTGCTTGTTTGAGATACCGTCTATCCCGCCAACCACCGGGTCGGTGACTTCAAGCTGATAGATACCTTCTTCCCACTTGTTTTCTTCTTTTAGATTAGCCATTGTATGCTCCGTAATTGAATTGATCGTTGTATTTTATTTGCCCGTCATAGACCACGCTGTTTGCTCTATGATATATGCTTACGAGCACGCACCTTGCAGGAGCTGCACTCTTTGCAGCTTCGCTTATTTGCTTTGCTTTTTGCTTTGAAAGCGGAATGCTAGCTATGATGCTATACTCCGCCCAGTGCGTGTTGCTACCATAAAGCCTGCTTTTATCATGCCTTATGGATCCGTCATATTTTTGACTTAGGTTGCCCTCGATGATGATTGCACCACTATCTACGCTTTGAACCGCCTTTTTGACCGCGTAAAAAGAACCGCTGTAAAAGTGAATTTTAAATGCGTTTTTTATCAGCCACCTAGCGTTCATTTCATTTAGTCCGCCTATATCTACATCAAAGCTAGCTGCTAAAATCGGCAGCAAAGAAGTCGGGCAAGAACCCGCGAGCGTATTTATTACGCTGATGTCAAGACCATCAAATCTAAGCCCAAATAGCTCATCGAGCAGTTTGTCAAGTTTGCTTTTATGATTCGGTAGCAGGCTCATAGCTGGGCCTTTTTATAGCTAAGATTAAAATTTAGCCTTATAAAGCTATCATCATTTACTTTTGTGTCGGTAGTGAGAGCTTTTAAATTTACCCTATAAACGCCATCTTGATGAAGTAGCTTGTAGATATAGCTTAAATTTAGATCCTCGCCTAAGCTTAGGCTGCTCCTACTTGTCTTTATCGTTTTATCGATCTCATCTTGTAAAAACATATCCGTTAGTTCAAGCTGCGCACTGATTGTTATATCTTTGATAGTCGCGTTTTTGACGTTCACTGTATCGGTGAGCGGCCTGACCTTTTCACCGTTTAGATGATCCTCTACGCTTTGACGCGTAGCCTCGCTCATATCAGAGGTTTTTAGATAGACATTTACTATACCTGCTCCGCCGTTTAGCGCGCTTACTTCCTCAACCTTTGCATTTGCAGATAATGCTTGATAGATATATGCTTTTGCGCTTCCAGCCGTTGAAAATCTTTCCAGCGAAAGCACTGCTCGCTCGCGCAATCTCTCGTCGCTTTCTTTGTCAGCTCCACCGGTGAAATTTGATGTTTGTTTGGCTTTGAGCACAAAAGGTAGCGGAGTTTGAATGAGTTCGCATTTGACCGTGCTTTCCTTAACAAATTCATCAAGAACTATTTTGCCGGTGGCTTTTAGTTCGCCTCGTTTGATAGTCACACTATCTTTGAGAGTGGCCGTGTCGCCCTTTTCGCTCCTGAATACGCTTTTTGCAGGTACGATGGTATCGCTATCCTTTGTGATAGACAGGCAAAGCTCGATGCCCGCTGTCGGTTTTTCTCCTTTTAGCCTTTCTATACCGTATATCGCAACTACGTTGTCAAGATCGCTGCCTGAGGCATAAGGTAAAAGCATACTTTTTACGCTCTCATTTATCCTAGCCCTTAGCAAAAGCTCACGATATGCAAGCGTTTCAAGAAGCGCGGAGAAACGATCGCTTTCAAGTAGCGTGATTTCTTCGTCATTCAAATAGCTTTTAAAAAGCTCTTTAATACCCTTTAAAAGATCGTTAAAATTTAGCTCTTCGATAACGTTTGGATATGGTAAATTTTCTAGCTTCATATTTCAATTCCTATCTCATTACCGCTCGTTAAGATGATCTTAAAATTTAGCCTATGATCTTTTAGGCTGATGAGTTTCACTTCATCTATTTTTACGCGGGGTTCCCACTTTTCAACGGCTTCAATAACGTAGCAGGCAAGATCGGCTCTAAACTCTTCGTCTCCCTTGCGGTCTATTAGCTCGAACAAACGGCTACCGTACTCCGGCAACATAACCCGCGAGCCAAGAGGGGTAAGCAGAATGTCTTTGATGCTCTCTTTTATATCCGCTAGATACTTTGCCATTAGTCCCTCGCCGCCCCATTGTTGGTATGGTTGGTTAGATCGCCTCTGCCGTCTCTTACGCTACCGCCGAAATTCGCGTTACCGCTAGTGGCGATCGAGCCTCTTATGTTTACGTTTCCGTTTATTTCAAAAGTTCCGCTACCTCCGCTATTTGAGGCCGTAGATATGGCGCCCAGCAGCTTTATGCTTCCGCTTTTTACGGTAGTATCGTTTGCCGTTACGGTTACGTTTTTGGCGTTCAAATTTGCGTTTTCGCAGGTTATATTTATCAATTTTGGACTTTTGATTTCAAGAGTCGATGCGGCCGTATCGTAGCTCATGCTTACGCCGTCTTCAAAGCTTATGTGCACCTTTTTGTCCGTCGGCTCCTCTTTGTGCGCGCTTTGGTAGAGTCCGCGAAGTATAACGCCGCTATTTAGATCGCCTCTAATAGGCAAGACTAAAACCTGTTCGCCCGCTCTAATGGGCGAAAAGCTTACGGCAAAGGAGTTTGAGAAGCTTTGAAATACCGGCAAAAAATCGGTAACCATCGAGCCTACGGCTACTCTTGCCTTGTCGCCGCGAACTTCGCTAATCGTTGCGACTTCTATAAAATATTCCCTACTCATCGCCAATATGCTCGCTAAATTTATTATTTTTAATAGGTCGCCTTCGTCTCACGTTTTGTTTTATCTCTTTTACGTCGTCGTGAATTTCGTTTAGTT